ATAGGAAAACAGGAAGATATATATCACATGTCGGACTTAAAAAAAGATTTGAACGAAATAGCACCACCGAAACCCAAGAAAATAATTCGACAGAAAGCCAAGAAGTCAGTAACACAGATTCTAGCTCGCACTCGTAAGAAAGTTGCAAAGGCAGAACAAACTCTACGTTCTGCTAAACGTCACGCAGAAAATACCAAAAGTAAACTGTTAACTATTAACAAAGCACTAACTGGTAAAGAGACACAACTACTTACTGAAGATATAATCGAGAGTGCACCTAAGACGGTACGAGAGCATATCAACCAGCAAGATGTAATCTTTAAGCCCAACAGTGGCCCACAGACACAATTTCTTGCAGCTTCCGAAAGAGAAGTTTTTTATGGTGGGGCAAGAGGCGGTGGTAAATCATATGCGATGCTAGTAGATCCGCTTCGCTATTGTACAAAAGCAAGTCATAGAGCACTCCTAGTGAGGAGGACTATGCCTGAGTTAAGAGACTTAATTCAAAAGTCTCAACTACTATACGCAAAGGCATATCCTGGTGCAAAATGGAGAGAACAAGAAAAAGAGTGGCGATTCCCATCAGGGGCAAAGATCGAGTTTGGTTACGCAGAAAACATGACGGATGCGTTAAGATACCAAGGTCAATCTTACACATGGATAGGAATAGACGAACTTCCACAATATCCTTCGCCAGACATATATAATTTTCTAAGATCTTCTTTAAGATCGGTTGATAAAGATATACCTGTATACTTGAGAGCTACAGGTAATCCTGGTAATGTTGGTTCACAATGGGTACGAGAAATGTTCGTAGACCCTGCAGAACCAAATACAGCTTTCGATATAGGCATCGATACGCCTAATGGAAAAAAATATATAACAAGAAGATTTATTCCAGCTAAGTTGCAGGATAATCCATACTTGATGCAGACAGATGATTATTATATTATGCTTGCATCATTACCAGAAGCACAACGTAAACAATTCCTAGATGGAGATTGGGATGCATATGAAAACTCAGCTTTCCCAGAATTTGATAAAAGAATCCATGTTGTGGAACCTTTTGAAATACCTAGAGGTTGGTATAAGTTTCGTGCTGCTGACTGGGGTTATTCTTCTCCTGCTTGTGTGTTATGGTTTGCTGTTGATTATAATAATAATCTATGGCTTTATAGAGAACTATATACTAAGAAAGTTACAGCGGATCATTTTGCAAGACAAGTTGTAAACATGGAGAACGGAGAATATATCCATTACGGGGTCTTAGACGCTAGTACATGGGCAAGAAGAGGTGATGTGGGCCCAAGCATTGCAGAACCAATTGATGATAAAAATCCTGAAGATGTAGATACAACAGCTGAAGATCATGCTTATGATGCATTAAGATATGGATGTATGAGTAGGCCAACGCATCCTAAATTTGCAGATAGATTTGGTTCTTCTCTTCAAAATACATTTGAAGTTTCAGATAATAAGTTTGGATATTAATGCCGCTAAATAAAAAAGGTAAAAAAATTAAAACATCTATGACAAAAAGATATGGCAAGAAAAAAGGTGAAGCCATATTTTATGCTATGGAAAATTCTGGTAAATTAAAAAATGTCAAAAAGAAAACTACCAGAAATAAATAAAAAAATTTTCCCATATGATTTAATAATTGCTTGGTGGGAAGATATTGTTGCCGATTCAATTTGGCTTGATATACCTGATATAAAAAAATCAACTACAGCTATTTGTTGTACTGTTGGATGGTTAATGAAACAAGATGATAAAGTTACAATTTTAATGTCTGATTTTAATTTTGAATCAAGCAATGAAGTAAAACAAGGTGGTGGTCATACGACTATACCAACTAAAAATATACTAAAAATTAAAAAGATAAAAATATAGGAGACAACAATGAATACATTTGACCCAAAGTCTAAAGTTAAGCAAGGTCAATTTAGTGATGCACCTGATGGGAAAAACCCAAACAGGGAACATACTAATATTGATTTTTCTAAACATGCACCTAAAAAATATCAAGAGTTTGAGTATGATGTTACTATGACATCAGAACCAGGTTCTAAGCATGTAGATGATGCAGTATTTAGAATGGCTGACGAAAAGGACTATTAATGGAAAACGGACTAGGTAAAAAAAGTAATTTTATACCTGAAGTTTTTGCAGGTGCTACTAATAAAAGAAATCAAGATTTAGAAAAAGCATCTCAACAAAAGTATACAATACAACAATTTAAAGTTAATAATATTAACTCTAGTAAAAATAAAAATTACGGACAAACTGATTTATTAAATTTAAATAAAAATAATAAACTATACTAATCGGAGGATAACAACTATGATGAAAAGATATATGCACGGAGAACTTGCACCTGATACATCAAAAGCACCTAAAGAACCAATGGCTATTGACCCTAACTCAAAAGTTATGCAAGGGGCAATGAGTGGTGATGGTAATGATAAAAAAGGTAAGTCAAAATCAAAAGTAGACCCAGCAATATTTAGAATGGCTGAAGAAAGAGATTACTAATTTAAATGCACGAAGAAGATCATAAACCAGCAGAGGAAGTTAGTGAATCAAAACCAATTATTGGTCATATAAGAGAAAAGTTTTATCAATCAGAAAACTCTAGACTATATGATGAAAAAAGATGGTTACAAGCATACAGAAACTATAGAGGTCTATATGGCCCAGAAATGGTTTTTAGATCAAATGAAAAATCAAGAGTATTTGTAAAAGTTACAAAGACTAAAGTTCTTGCTGCGTTTGGTCAAATTATTGAAGTATTATTTTCTAGTGGTAAATTTCCGTTAGGTATTCATCCCACACAAGTACCAGAAGATATACCAGAGTATGCACACTTAAAACCTAAACAACCTCAAGCACCTCAACAACCTCAAGATCCATATGGATTTAAAGGTGATGGTAGAGAAGTACCACCTGGTGCTACAGCTGATATGCTAATGAAAAACTTAGCACAAGAATTTGAGAATGTAGGTTTTGATGAAGGGCCAGCAAATGCAGGTGAACCACAAATAAAACCAGCAGAAATAGCAGCTAAAAATTTAGAAAAATTATTACATGATCAACTAGAAGAGTCTAGTGCTATAACAGTTTTAAGACATGTATTCTTTGAACAATGTTTATTAGGAACTGGTATATTAAAAGGCCCATTTAGTTTTGATCATACATATCATTCTTTTGATACAGCTGAAGATGAACAAGGTAATGTAATAAATGTACATGCTAAAAAAATTAAGACAGTACCAAAAGTAGAAGCAGTATCATGTTGGGATTTTTATCCAGATCCAAATGCTACAAGCATACATGATTGTGATTATGTTATTCAAAGACATTCATTAAATAAACAGCAGTTTTCTGATTTAAGAAAAATGCCATACTTTGATGAAACAGCAATTGATATGTGTTTAGAAGAAGGCCCTAATTACCAGGTTAGAGGTTATGAATCTTCGTTATATAATAGAGAAACTGTAGAAACTATTTATAAAAATAGATTTGAAGTATTAGAATACTGGGGTGTTGTTTCAAAAGAGATGGCAGAAGATTGTGGTATTGATAGTGACAAAGATGTAATTAATGTAAACGCATGGGTATGTGGTGGTAAAGTTTTAAGAATGGTAGAGAATCCATTTGAACCAACTAGACTACCTTTTATGGTTTGCCCATACGAATTAAATCCATATCAATTCTTTGGTGTTGGTGTTCCAGAAAATATGGAAGACTCACAACAAATTATGAATGGTCATGCAAGAATGGCTATTGATAATTTAGCACTATCTGGTAACATGGTATTTGATGTAGATGAAACACAACTAGTACCTGGACAAGATATGAAAATATTTCCTGGTAAAATATTTAGAAGACAAAGTGGTCAACCAGGAACATCTATTAATGCAATCAAGTTTCCTAACAGTACACAAGAAAACATGATGATGTTTGATAGATTTAGACAGTTAGCTGATGAAGCTACTGGTATACCATCATACTCACATGGTGCAACAGGAATACAATCTACAACTAGAACTGCTGCAGGTATGTCAATGTTAATGGGTGCGGCAGCTTTAAGTATTAAAACAGTAATTAAGAATATAGATGATTATCTATTAAAGCCCCTAGGTGAAAGTTTATTTCATTGGAATATGCAATTCAATGCAGATATTCCAATCATTAAAGGTGATCTTGAAATAAAAGCAAGAGGTACATCTTCATTGATGCAAAAAGAAGTAAGATCACAAAGACTAATGACATTTATGCAAACAGCAGCTAATCCTGCACTAGCACCTTTTGTTAGATGGCATACATGTTTAAAAGAAATAGCAATAGCATTAGATATAGATCCAGATCAATTAATTAATGATCCAGAGAAAGCAGCTATCTATGCACAAATAATGGGAATGGCAAATGGAACTCAAAACAATACAGCCCCTACTGGAGAACAAAGTCCTATGGGCACAAACGGAAAAGTACCTCCTGGGGCTTCAATCACAGATCCAACAGGAAATGGAGGTGGCAACATCGGAGTCGGCAATATTCCGATGCCAGGGGAAGCTGGTTTTGCT